GGGGGTATAAATATATTGATAAAATTCACGCGTTATAATATAATTAATATATGTTAAAACAATGCAGTAAGTGTAAAAAAATAAAACCCATTGGTGAATTTCATAAACATAAGGGTGGTAAATATGGAGTGGAATCTTTTTGTAAAGAATGTAGAAAAGCATATTATAGGAACAATACAGAAAAATATAAGGAACATCAAAAAAAATATTATAAAAAGAATAAGGAAAAATATTATCAATATAGTAAGAACTGGCTTGAAAATAATAGAGAAAAAGCAAATAAACAACGCAGAGAATGGTATAAAAATAACATAGAACACTGTAGAGAACACTCCAAAGAACGCTCTAAAAGATATCATATAAATAATCCAAAAAAAACAAAGGAATACCAAAGGCAATACGATAAGCAATATTACATAAATAATCGCGAGAAAATAAAAGAACGCCGAAGAAGGTATATTAAAAATAATCCAGAAATTGTTAAAGAGCAATGGAGAAAAAGGCGTGAAAAAAGAAAATTAAATATAGTGTTACACTTAAGTGATAGGATGAGAAATCAAATATTGCGCTCATTGAGAGGTAACAAAAATGGTAATCATTGGGAGGATTTAGTTGACTATACTTTAAAAGATTTAATGATTCATTTAGAAAGTTTATTTAAAGATGGAATGAGTTGGGATAATTATGGCAAATGGCACATCGACCATATAAAACCAGTAGATAGTTTTAATTTTACTTCCTACAAGGATAAAGAATTTAAAAAATGTTATGCTCTTAAGAATCTACAGCCACTATGGGCTTTTGATAATATAAGTAAGGGAAATAAAATAATATAAATTAATTTAACAATTTAATATAAACTAAGCACTTCTTGGTTGGAGTGCTTTTTTATTTGAATAAAAATGGAAGAAGAAAATTATATAAAGTTTATTGCCAGTATTTCACCGCTACAGAGCGCAATTCAAATATCTGGAATGAAAGACGGGGCAAAAATTAAACTTGATGTTCCCCAAAC